CCGTGGCCACCTAAGTGTTTTGGTAAACCTTTTATATTACTCATTTAACAACTCCATAATTCTTGGTATAATAAAGTCTTTATTTGAAAATTCACTCATTAAAAATTCAGTTGAAGCCATTTGTTCATACCATTTTAAAACTTCTTCACTACTTGCATAATGTAAACTTTCTACTTTTCTATAATCTGTGTTGCCTAATCCTACACCAAAACTATGTTGAGTTGTAATTGTAGGTATACCTAATTCTGTTAGTTCAAATATACTTGTACTACTATCTAGTATAGCACAATATACATCTTTTGCAAGGTCAACAATTCTACTATCACCTGTCATTACTTCAACATCTAAATCATCATAAGTTAGTTTACTATGAGGATGTGCCTTAACAACAATTTTTCTAGTCGTAACTTGTTTAATCCAATGTACCGTTTGTGCAACAAATTCAGCAACAGGCACAGAGCTAGTAGGGTCATCTTCTAAACCAGGTAAAATTAAAATATAACCGTTTTTGTTATTTTTCCATTTGTGATTAAATACATTTTGAAATGTGAAATTGTTTTCGTCTTCTATTAACTTTAGATTTTTTTCTAGTCTGCCTTTAATAGGTTTACACCATTTTGTTTTACTGAATACCCAATGGTTTAATCCCATTCTATAAAATCTAGGAGCAATTTGTTTGTAAAACCTATTGACATAATTACACTTCATTCTACTAAGTGTAGCACTTTCAAAATGAATTATTTTTTTACCATAATGATTTGCAAACATATTTACAAGGTCATTTCTATGGTTCATTACGGCCATTTTATGATTATCTACATCTGGTTCCCATAATCTTTTAGGGTGGTTGCTACCAAATGTACCATTATTTAAAAAGAAGTCACAATTTTTCATATGATAAAAATGAGAATATCTAAACTTCTCAACATCTGATAAGTCTATAATTTCATGTTTANCTTTTAACGCTTCTGCTAATGCTGTGGGTGCTTTTGACTTATCAAACTTTACTATTTTCATAACCAACCTTTGCTATATAATAACTATCAACAATATCTGATACAGGATTACCAACTTTATCAGTATCAAATATCTTTTTTAAATCAATATTTGTTTCTTTTATAAACGCTTCGTACATCATATCTTTATCTGCATTACCTTTTCCTGTTGCACCTTTTTTAACAACACTAGGAACAACTGTACTCCAAGATAATGCTTCTTGTTCAAGTCTGTATTTAAGTATGCCACAATTTTCGGCAATTTGAAAAACGCCTTGGCCTTTAGAACCAAATGAATAACCCTCAATATATATTTCATAATCACCTTCGTGTAAATCATATAATACATAAAACACCCAATCTGATATTAGACCAAACCTATGCATAGGGTTATCAAACTCATCATGCAATTGGCCTTCAATATTTTCAGCCATCTTACCATCATATTTTTTCTTGCTGGTAAGATAGTAGAAATTTAGTTTATCATCTTTTGCCACACATATGGCAGGACTTGTTAAACTATAATCAATTCCAACTATCGTCTTCGGTGTTGTTTTCCCAAATGTCTTGTTCATCTTCTTCCTGTTCAACTTCATAACCACAGAAAGGACAAGTAAGAGGTTCTAAGTCTTGCTCTTCAATGTCCCATTGTACGGTATATTTAGTTTCACAGGAAGAACAGTGTTTTTTTCTAGTTTCTTTAGGCATTATAGTTTAAACTTTTTAAATTGGTCCTTCTTAACATCTTGTTTAATACCGCCAATAACATAACTTTCAATTTCTGTTTCTTGTGGTGCGTTTTGTAAACTTCTACTGTTTAACCAATGGTCTACCCACGGTAGAGGATTTGTTTTTTGGTCGTAAACCGGTGTTAGGCCGATTGCTTTCATTCTTCGATTGGCCATATATTCTACAAACTGGTGTAACAGTTTTTCTGATAATCCAATCATACTTCCTTGCGAAAATAGATATGTCGCCCAACGCTTCTCCTCCTGTACAGCTTCATCATACATTTTATATACTTCTTTTTCACAGTCTTTCATAATAGGCATCATATCTTTATCGTCACCGTTTCTCCAGTTATTAATAACTGTTTGTGACATTGCAAGGTGTTGACTTTCATCTCTTGCAATAAAAGAAATAATCTTTGCACTACCTTCAAGTAGTTTTAATTCACCAAAAGCAAATGAACAAGCAAATGATACATAGAATCTTAAGCCTTCTAAGATATTAACTGTAACCATTGCAAGGTACATTTTCTTTTTAAGTTCTTGTAAATCAACTTTGTCTGGTGTTAGATGCCATTTATAACCTAATTGAATTAACTCATCATAAGTTTGAGTTACAGACTTACTTCTTTTCTCAATCTTTTCATCTTCAATAATAGTATCAAAAATTTCATTTGGATTAGAGTATAGATTTTTAATAATGTATGTATAACTTCTACTATGGATGGTTTCAATAAAGTCCCAAGTTACAATACAACCTTCTAGTTCTGGTATAGATACAAATGGTAAAAAGGCCAAACACGGTCCTCTACCTTGTACACTATCTAACATAGTTTGATATTTTAGATTACTTGTAAAGATAAACTTTTGTTCATCTCTTAGTTCTGCATAATCATTTCTATCTTTTTGAAGTGACACCTCTTCAGGTCTCCAGAAATAACCTAATTGTTGTTGGTTCAACTTGTCAAAAATAGGATACTTCATATCACTATATTGTTGTACCTGTAAGTCTTCACCAAAAAACATTGGTTGTTTGGTAAAGTCTAACCCTTTTGCTTTATTAAATACACTTGCCATTACTCTTTTCTCTCCTCTATATCATAAAAAAATTTGTCGTCATCACCTGCTGTCCACTTTTGTTCGCCTTCTACACTATACTCTACCGTGGACACTTTGAAATCTGGAAACTTCAAATCACTAGGAGTATAAGATTTATCATAAAAGATAACTCTATTGTTAGGTTGAGCCGCAAAATGGCCATTCTCTAACTTTAATATATTAAATGACTTATGTTGACTAGGCGTTTCACTATAAGACACATTTCTTTCTAAGTTGGTGGAGTTGGCGTTATCTATTGTAAACATATACCAACCTTTATACCATTTTTTTGATGGCGACAAATACTTAACTTGATTACCTGTCATCATCACTTTTTCGCAAATTGTAATATCGTAACTAAAACAATCCCACAATTGTAATTCTGTTAAAGGTAGATTACCTTCAAAATCTTTTTTCCACACAAAAGCAGAAATTGGTAACTTATCAAATAAAGCACCATACTCAGGTAAGTATGTTTCAAAATACAATGCTCTGCCTTGTATAGACTTTGCCGTTACCCAAACACCCTCAACTAATTCACCATGTCCTTTTTGGTGGTCATAAAGATATTCTTTTTTGACAAACACATCTATATGAGGCGTGTTTACACATAAAAATGCCATAACGCTCCCTTAGATTGTACAACTGTCACAAGCTTCTTCGTCTTGTGGTTCAGTAGTTATTGTTTCTTGTTGTTCCTCAACATTATCTTTCCAACCAACTGGATGTGATGGTTCGTCAATATCTTTCTTAGCATCATATGTGTTCTGATAGTATGAAGTCTTCCAACCATACTTGTAAGTATTCAATAGGTCTTGTGCCATAACAGACACAGGCACCTGATTGTCTTCATAGTTTTCAGGATTATATGACCAGTTGCCAGAAATAGCTTGGTCAAAGTATTTCTGCATTACCGCAACGATATTTATATATCCATCATTGCTCTTCATATCCCACAATAAAGTATAAAAATTCTTTAATTGTTGATATTGTGGTACAACTTGTTTTAATGTACCCTTTTTAGACTTCTTAATACTTAGATAATCCCTAGGTGGTTCAATGCCGTTTGTAGCATTGGAAACCACACTAGAGCTTTCAGACGGCATTTGGGCTGTGAGTGTGCTATGTCGTAACCCATGTTTTGCAATATCTTTCCTTAGATGCTCCCAATCGTATTTGAAATTTGGTTTCACCAACTCATCTACTTCTTTTTTGTAAGTATCTATAGGAAGAATACCGTCAGAATACTTTGTTCTGTTAAAATATTCACAAGGACCTTTTTCTTCAGCAAGGTCACAAGAAGCTGCCAATAGATAATATTGGAATGCTTCAGTTAACTCATCTACTAATTTTAATGCTTCTTTGTCAGCATACTTAACTTTATGTTTAGCCAAATAATGTGCAAGACCAATATACCCAATACCTAAACTTCTACGAGCTTTGGTAGATATTTCTGCGGCTCTAACAGGATATTTTTGATGGTCAATAATTTCATCTAAACTTCTTACTGCAAGTTCACATAAAGGTTCTAGTTCTTCTACATGATTAATTTTACCAACATTGATTGCTGATAGAATACACAATGCAATTTCACCTTCACCATCAATGTGTTGAATAGGGTCAGTAGGAAGTGTAATCTCCTGGCATAAGTTTGACATATACACTCTATCTTTAAAACTAGAATGAGTATTACAATGGTCAATATTCATAATATAGATACGACCAGTTTCAGCTCGTTCTTTGAGCATATCAAAGATTAGTTCTTGTGCATTAATTTTTTTCTTGTCAACACTTGTTTTTCTTTCGGCGATTTCATATAGTTCGTCAAACTTTTCAGTACCCCAAGCTTCGTACAATTCTGGCACTTCGTGTGGGCTGAACAAGGTAATGTCTTCATCATTAATAAACCTTTCATAAAACAGTTTAGATAACTGAATTGAATAATCTAATTTCCGTACTCGGTTGTCTTCCGTTCCTTTGTTGTTTT